ATCAAGTTCCGTGGCTACTTCGCCACCTTGATGATCGACGCGACCAAGTTCGTCGCTGCAAGCTGATAGTTCGTTCCCTCCAGGCGACTCTGAACGGTGGCTACTTACTCGGTAACCCATAAACAGGTTGTGAGTAATGTGGCCATCGTTCAGTTGCTGGAGCCTCACAATTTTGAGGTCGGGCAATCAATAACGATTAGTGGCATCAACGCCACATGGAATGGCACGCACAAGATTCTGGCGCTGCCCGAGTATTACTTCATCGGCGTATCCCAGCAAGGTGATTACCAGTACGACACCGACACCATCATTCCTAACCAGGTGCAGTTTGCGCTGACCACGGATGACGCTGATCGAGCAGCTGCCACCGGCACAGTCACCTACAGCATCACGTGCTCCTGGATTACCATTGACCAGCTTGAGTCATACCTGAGCATCACATTCGTTAATCCCAGCAATGACTACGACCGGGCAAACTTTGCAGTTAGTGCAGCCAACCAATTCGGGTATCGCCGTCGCCAAGAATCCGGCTACTTCGACTCACCGAGCACCAGCCCAGGCGGTGACGTAACCCTTGGCTGCCTAACTTATGCAGCGACGCTGTACCGCGAGGCTGGCAGCGTTGACCAATTTGCATCATTCGATCCGATGGCCACCGGAGCACAAGTGGGCGGTTCATTCGGTCAAATCCTGCGATTGCTGGGTGTCAATAAACCACAGGTGGCATGATGTCGCTGTTCACTGACGGCTATGACGATTTAGTGACCAAGCTGGAAACCATCACTGGCTTGCGCGTGGTCGATGATCCACGAAACATCAACCCACCATGCGCCCTGGTGCAACCACCGTCAATCACGATGCACACCAACGTCATTGCCGAACTGTCATTCCAGGTCACGCTGATTGGGTTTGGCCCAGGGCAATACCAGGCCATGACCAAACTGCTCGATCTTGCCGACCTAATCAGGGCAGAGGAAATTGGTCTGACTTCAGCTGTACCAGCCCTCCAACAGATTGCTGGACAGGACTACCCTGCATACCAATTGACCATAAACACGAAACTGGCCCCGTAGGCTGACTACACTCAATACCGGGTTGCAGCGACCCTTCAACGAGAGGAAACTGCACCATGACGACGACATATCTCGCAAACCCCAGCATCACCGTTGGTGGCGATTCTTTGACCGACCAGTGCAAGAGCGCGGTTGTCACCGAAGCCCACGAGTCGCTTGAGAGCACGGCGTTCGGCTCAACGGCACGCACATACGTTGGCGGCCTTGAGAATAACCAGGTCGTCGCCACGTTCCTCATGGCCTACGGTGCCAGCGAGACATACGAAATCCTTGAAGGCGTAGTCGGCACCCAGACCACCGTGGTCGTTGGTGCCGGAAGTAAGACGTTCACCATCACCGACACATACCTCGAGTCACTTGATTTGGTCAACGCCAACCTGGGCGAGCTCAGCGAAGTGCAAGCCACGTTCACTGGTGGCTCAATCGCCAAGTCGTAATCACAACTGCAGAAAGGCAGCGTATGAAACTGCATATCAAAGTCACGCATTCTGGACAGGCCCGAACGGTTGAAACCAGCTTGGCAATCATCGTGGCGTGGGAGCGTAAATACAAGAAACGCGCGGGTGATCTCGCTGGCGGTTTCGCAGTCGAGGACTTGGCGTTCATGGCATGGCAAGCCGGGTACAAGAAAGAGCACGGAGACTTTGACAAGTGGCTGGAACAGCTCGAGGATTTGGAGGTCATCGACAGCCGTGAAAGCCACCCTACGGAGTAGGCGCTTATCGGCGCCTGCTCGGTGAGCTGTTGCTGACCACCGGGTACTGGCCAAGCAACATCGAGTTCGACACCGAGGATCTTGCTACCGTGATTCACTTGGCAGAGAAACGGAGCAAACACAGATGAGCGTCTCAGCTGATATCAAAGTCATTGGCATCAAAGACGCGCTCAAAAATCTGAACAAAATCAACCCCAAGCTGCGCCGACAAATCACCAAAGATTACGCCAAGATAGTCAAACCTGTGACTGATGCTGCCGTGCAGGCAGTGCCCGAACTTGAACCAATTAGTGGCTGGGCTAGTGGCTGGCAGTTCGCATCAGGACACACGGCCCTGCAAGCCGGAGGCTGGAATGGTGTCAAAGCCCAAAAGATGATTAAAGCCAAGATTTCGACCAGGCGTGTCAAAGTGTTCCGAGGCCGACTTGAAAACATGGGCACGTTCCGTGTCGTGTGGACAGGTATGGCAAACACGGTGTACGACATTGCCGGTCGGCGCGCTCGAGGCCGCATCAGAGAACGCAGCCGTGTCGGTTCACACGGCAAAAAAGTTGGCACCGTTGGTGGCCCAACCATGGTTGCTGTTATGCGTGGCCGTTATGGTGGCGCGTCGCGTACTATCTGGCCCAGCTACGAGAAAAACAAAGACGAAGTGTCTGATGAAATGCAGCAGCTAGTAGACGACTTACTCAAAGGCACGTTCAAGTAAAATCATCGTATGGCTGTATCACTTAGCATCGTCTCAGAGTTTGCTGGCAAGGGCGTTGCGACCGCCATACAACAGTTCAAACAGTTGGATGGTACGACGCAGAAAGCTGCGTTTGCATTCAAGAAGCTGCTGATACCTGGAGCTATTGCTGCTACCGGGGCGATCGTTGCATTCACCAAAGGTGTCGTACCGGCGGTCAATGCAGCGAGCGACCTTGAGGAGTCAATGTCCAAGAACAATGTGATTTTTGGCGATGCTGCTACCGCGGTCAGTTCATTTGCGGATGAGGCAGCCAGGGCGCTTGGCCAATCTAAGACTCAGGCGCTGGCAGCTGCATCGACATTCGGTACGTTCGGCAAAGCTGCAGGATTGGCCGGTCAAGAGCTGGCCACGTTCAGCACCGATTTCGTGACCCTGGCATCGGATTTGGCATCGTTCAATAACACGACCCCCGAGGACGCAATCAACGCCATTGGGGCTGCATTGCGTGGCGAATCAGAGCCATTGCGTCGATATGGCGTACTGCTCAATGACGCAACCTTAAAAGCTGCTGCACTTGAGCTGGGCATTTATGACGGCACCGGGGCACTGACAGCCCAACAAAAGGTGTTGGCTGCACAAAAGGTGATCTACGAGCAAACTACCGATGCCCAAGGCGACTTCGCTCGAACGTCTGACGGCCTAGCAAACCAGCAACGCATACTGGCTGCACAAGTAGAAAACCTGCAAGCCAAGTTCGGTGAACTGCTGTTGCCAGTGTTCAAGCGTGTCGTGCAATACATCAACGACAACGTGCTACCGGCTTTGACCTTGATGATTGACGGATTCAAGGAGGATGGCCTAAGCGGTGCCATTGAATACTTTGCTGCATCGTTCGGTGACGGCAGCACCGATGTACTCAACCGCATACGTGACCTAATTCTTGGCTTTACCGAACTGGAAAAGAAATTTGTCAAACTGGCAGCACCGCTATTCGTGCTCATTGACGGGGCCCGAGCATTTGTGGACATGCTCACTGGCGGTGACGGCGTAATCACCATTGAGCAACAGCTGATTGACCGTACCGATGAAGTCAACGCAATATTTGACAAGTTGATTGGCCGGGTAGATGCAGCCAAATACCGTCTGGATTTGTTCCGCAATTCGGCAATCAACGTCAATAACGCGCTCGTGGACAGCAATGCTCGAATGGAGAACTTCGGCCAGAAAGTCAAGGCCGTGGTGCCTGTTGTGGAGGAAACTGAAACAGGTGTAACTGGCTTAGGCCAAACAGTTGACCTGGCTGCTGAGAAGGCCAAGAAAATGGCCGCTCGAGTCAAAGAATTGTCAGATGCCCTGGAAACAGAAATGGCTGATGCACTGAAAGGTGCCGAGGACAACCTTGCCCTGGCTGAAAAAGCATTTGACGATTTCGCTGGATCAGTGTCGTCAGTCATTGCTGACACCATCAGCTTTGCTGACGCGCTAGAGAAATCCGGTGAGGAGGGTGGCAGGTCATTCTTTGATGAACTGCAAGATCAGGCTGATCGAGCCAAAGAGTTCGGTGTGCTGGTCGAGAAGCTGTTGGCTGCCGGGCTTAGTGAGCAGGCCTTGAATGAGGTGCTGGCTGCAGGCGTAGATGCAGGCACCAGCATTGCCAAGGAATTGCTGGGCAGCGCCGAGGGCGTACTGCGTGCAAACAAACTGGTGCAGGAAACTCAAAACATTGCTGTGGCTATTGGACAGGCTGCAGCTGCCAAGTTCTACCAGGCAGGTGTTGACAATGGCCAGGCGTATCTGCGTGGCGTTGAGGAAGCCATTGCTGCAGCAAACGCACGTATCTCAGGTGCAAAACGTCCAGCCGATATCAAAGGCGCTGGAGCTTTGTTTGGTGCAACGGTAGGTACCGCTGGAACGGCAGCTGGTGTGGTGAACAATTACAACATCGTCACTGAAACGATTGACCCGGCTGCATCAGCTCGAGCAGTGCAAAACGCTTTGATTGAAGCAAACAAACTGTACGGCCCACTTGACATCAAGATTGCATAGCAATGGCCACCAGCATTGTCCAATCAGGTGACTACCTGCTCGAGTTGGGTACTGGGTGGAACTGGAATGCGTTTCATTTGGCGGATTACGCCACGACACAAACACGCACAAACCTCGTTGTCAATCCATCATTTGAGACCGGAACTACAGGATGGACAAACACAAACGTCAATTACAGCGTGGCAGCATCAAGCGCTGATGCTTATATTGGCACTGGATCGTTGCAACTAACGGTAAATGCAGCGACAGGGCAAAACCTTGGTGCCGAATTCGTAAATAACGCCACATACCGTATCCCTTGTGCACAAGGTCAAACCTTTACGGCTTCGGCCTATTTCAAGAACACGGTGGGAATCAGGAATTGGCGCGTCGTATTTGCTACGTATCAGACAGCAACAAGTACTACAGCTATTGAGACATACACAGGTGGCACATCCATTGTCAACCCGACAACATGGACACGCGCCAGCACGACATACACCATCACAAACGCCAACTCAAACTATTTGGAAATACGTTTGGGAAATGCGAACAACGGTTCAATCGGAGATCAAGTTCTAATAGATGCTGTGTTGGTGGAGGAAACAAGCCAACTGCGCTCATATTTCGATGGCACGTATTACGAGCCATACACCGGCTACGCATACATCAGCAACGCATGGACAGGCACACCCGACGCATCAACCAGCACCAGCACCTGGGGCCTAGAAACATCAAACATTTACCCATTGTCAACACTTGACAACACCACATATGTCCTTGATGGCACCGAATCATTTGCAGACATAACACAATATGCAACGGTCATCAACTACAACAGAGGCCGACCAAAAACCGAATACCAATTCGGTGCAGGAACCATGACATTCAGCATGACCGATGAGACAGGCATTCTGGGCCCATACGACTCAACCAGCCCCTACTACGATCCAACAAACAGCGAACCAGGCTTGGCACCATTACGCCGAGTAAGGCTGAGCCGTGACGGCACGTATCTGTTCAACGGTGTCGTGACCGGCTATGACTACGTGTTTGCAATGGCTGGCCCCAACCAAGTGAACGTGCAATGCGCTGATGATTTCTACGTATTAGCTCAAACGCAGTTAGATGAGTTCAACCCAACTGCTGAAACCTCAGGTGAACGCATTGAAACTGTACTAGATCTGCCTGAAGTGGACTTCAGCGCAACAGCTCGAAACATTGACACCGGCACGGTCAATCTGGGCCATTCAAGCGCGTACAAGGTTGATGCTGGCACGAACACGTTGGCTTACCTGCAACAAATCAACCAGGCTGAACAGGGCCGACTCTTCATGGCTGCTGACGGTGTATTGACATTCCAGCCACGTATCGGGGCCACACTCAGCGCCCCAGTCATCAGCTTCAAGGACGATGGCACAGGAGCCAAATATGACAATCTGACCGTGGCATTTGATGCTGATGATGTAGTCAACCGCGCCTATGTGGAGGCGCTTGATGGCGACACAGCCACATCGACCGACGCAGGCAGCATTGCCAAGTATTTCATCCAGTCACAGAGCATTACCAACAGCCTGCTACACGATGCTGCTGAGGTGACAGCCCTGGCTGACTACCTGCTACAAGCCGACCCGGAACCCAGGTACACCAGCATCAGCACCACATTTGCAGCCCTAACCAGCGGTCAGCGTGATGACGTTGCACTGATTGACATTGGTGACACCATCA